ATCTTTGATAGGTGTTGAAGCAGAGTTTTGAAGATGTACTTGCATAGACTTGAAATACTTTATTAACTGTCTTGTAACGTCAAGTATCTTTTTCTCATCGTCTATTTCAGCGTTTTCTTCTCCCTTTACTTCAAAGCTTGTAATAAACTCTTCGCTTTGATCTTCTTCTTTGTACAAGCCACCGAGTATAACGTCTACCTCTTCTGCGTTAAATCCTTCAACTGTGTCGATTGCATGAGTTAAGCTATCTATATAGACACGAATACATTTGGACTTTGACAATGGTTGTCCATCTGTATATTTTTTCCAATTTTCTCCCTCGACAAGATATTGACCACGCCATCTCAGATTGTATCTTCTTTTGTTGACATACTTCTTCATCATCTTGACCATCTTTAAATTCTCAGGTGTGTTAGGTATCTCGCTAAACACATAACGATTAGAAGCAAATACCTTTTCTAGATATTCTAACCTCTTCATCTTTTCGTTATTATTTACGTTACCAACATTAAACTCACTACTTTCTTTTAATTTACTTTTAAGCTCGACATTTTCTCTTTTATAACTTTCGTTCTCCATTTTCAAATCTTCAATAGTACGTTCATGTATAACGTTACCTATTCTAGCAGAGCTTAATCTTCTATTCAGATCATCTTGATCTTGATTTTTTCTCAGATCAATTTTTTCTTTCTCAAGATTTTCTACCTTTTCATGTAGATCATGAATTAATTTACTTACTTTCATTAGCTTTTTCCTTTCAATATAAACTTAATGACTTCGTTAGTCCAACCGTTCCCAAGTATCTTATATCCCTGACTGTTGCTTACAGATTTACAATAATCATCAGGTAACGTTTGCAACCTACAACATTCCCTTACAGTAAGTTTACGCCATTGTAAAGCACTATCTGTATAAGCGTGTGGATAGCGACCAACTGGTAGTGGTGAAACTACTGCGTCTTTGTCTACTGTAGATAGACACCGTGACTTATCGTTGTCGTAAACTTCAAGTGTCTGTACAAGTGGAATAGACTTGTCGTTATCCTTTCGTACTCCATCTTGATTAATGCGTCTGCCTTTTACCGAAGCAGAGCGAAGTGGTTTATCTCCACAGACAATCTTTGGTTCACGATTGCCACCACCACAAGTATTCAATGTGGGTGACTTTCCCTCGATAGAGTAGACACGCTTTAATATGTCATGTCCATTCAGATCAGCTACACCAACTTGTTTGCAACCATCACCAAATACCAACTGTCTACGTGACTTCTCAAAGTAAGTTCGCAAGTTACCACCTTTCCAATAATTAGCATCTAGACAGTATGACTTGTCTCTATCTACACAACCACATTCAATTATATCTTTTAACTTGATACCTCTATCTTCAGGTATATCAAATTCAAAATCAGTTATGTACATACGTACTCTATTCTGTGCAGATACGATAGATGAATTGATCATGTGCATTTTTAGTTTAGGATTTATGTCTTGTAATGTGCTGACAATAATCTCTTGCCATTCTTTTTTCATTCGCACGTTTTCAAATAACAGTTTTAACTTTGGATTACGTTTGAAATGATACTTGTATATCTTGACAAACTCAAAGAACAACTTCGATTGAGGATGTTCAAAATTTAAACCTTTGCCTGCCACAGAAAATCCCTGACAAGGTGATCCACATAGAATGACATCTATCTTTGGAAATCTATTCCAATCCCAAAACTTCATTATGTTTTTTATGTCACCTAGATGGGTTATGTCATCGTGATTATCTTGAGCTACCTTGATAGCAAACTTATCTATTTCAGAACTAAACCAGTTAGTCACTGGTAGTCCTAGTTCTTTTACTGCTTGGCGACCTATCTCGCCACCACTACATAAATTAAGCCAGTTCATTAATTATCCCCTAAATTAAATTGATTTCTTAATCTCCAAAAAGCAATATCTAAATTCTTTATATCAGATAAATATAGATCTTCTATTTCTCTTATGTTTAAAAGAGCATCTTCAATAGCTTTATGAGTTAGATTGATTGCATCTAATTGATCTTTGGTAAGAGACTTCATAGCATCTGTTTTTAGCTTATTCTCTTTATCTCTTTCTATTTCCCATTTTTCTTTCTTAGCCATACTGTTTCCTTTCAATTAACTGTTCTTAGTATAGGGAGTGTGTATCACTCAGGGTAACTTATACAACTAACTAAAAACATCTGTCAACAAAAAAAAAGAGGAGTGACTTTTTTACGGTCACTCCCCTCTAGTATCAAGGAGAAAACATAGCTTTGAAAGCACCAGTTAATCGAAAGGAAAAAACTAACCGATGCTTTCCTTATGTTGTTTGACATTGACAGAGTACTTCTGACTTCGCTTATCTAGCATAACCATATTGTCTCTTAACCAATCAACACAAGCCTTCTTTGACTTAGCGACAAAACACGTAATCCATAATCTGTAGTCTAGATTGTGTCCTCGCTTGACAAATTCTTTATCTTGTAATCCTATTCTTACTGCTGACAACTTTGCATCGACAATCCACATGCCATCGCTACGTTGTGTTATGTCAGTCTGTGTGTCTTTCTTTTCTTTCATATTCTTTACGTAAATCCTCTATGTAAAGTTTAACAGATGTACGAATAAGATCTGCAATACTTACTTGCATGTTAAACGTGTTTGTTTCTTTTGTCGAGAAGTTTTTTAGCTCCTCGTAATCTTTTTTTTCTATTGTCAAATTGTATGACATTGTTTCTTTAAATAATTTATTTGGTCTTGGCATATTACTCTATCCTCTCATACAATTCAAAATCAAACATGTCACAATATTCTTTTAAAGTTTTAAAATTAGGTTTAGTTTCTCTATTTTCATACCAAATATTTTTTTGTAAGTATAACAAAATTTCTTCTTTAGAATCAAAACTTTGATATTGTTCTTCGACATAGGTATAGTCGCCTATGCCATTTACGTCAAAGCCTTCCTTATCTACATAGCTTTTAAGAACGTATTTTAATTTTGTTTTAATTTTATTAGCCATAATCGTGTATCTCCCAAAGGGTTTCACACACATATCACGGATTTAAAATTACGTCAAATTATTTTTTTGTTTGACAGTATTTTTATTGTGTAGTAAGGGTTCAGAAATGGAATGGATAAAGAACTATGTGGGAAATTTACATATTGTATCTTATGGGCGTTATAGGGGGGATTGCCCTGCTTGTGCTAGGCATAATACCTTTAGCGTAACAGATACAGGATTTGAAAGATTGTGGTATTGCTTTCATGCAGATTGCCACACGAAAGGTTCAACTGGAGTGCAACTGACAAAAGAGAACTCAAAGGTTGCATTTAAGGAACGCTTTACTAAACAAACAAGCGACACAGAGTTTGTCGTTCCTGATACGTTTGTCTCTTTGTCACGTAGCAAGGTTGCAGAAGCGTATGTGAAGAGAGTCGGATCGTACGATGCTTATCTAAATGGATTAGCAGATATACGATATGACTTTCAACAAGAGAGAGTAGTCTATTTAGTTAAACACAACAACAAGATTGTTGATGCAACTGGTAGAAGTTTAAATGGGAGAAAACCAAAATGGAGAAGATATGGAAGAAGCAAATACCCTTACGTATGTGGCAGGGATAGACTGGACTTATTTATTGTCGAAGATTGCCCTAGTGCTTGCTGTGTTAGTGACAGCGTTTTCGGATTGGCGTTGATGGGAACAACATTACTCGATGAACACGTTGATGTAATAAAAAATTACAAAAAAGTATTTGTTGCTCTTGACAAAGATGCAACATCTAAGGCATACATTATGATGAGAAAACTACGGAACTATGTTCCAACTAAATTAATTGTTTTGAACAAAGATTTAAAAGATATGGAAAGAGGGGAAAGAAATGAGTTCATCAGGCGTTATATCGATTGACAGACAAGTATTAGGTTTCTGTCTTAACGTTGACTTTTTCAACAAAGTAAAAAATAAAATTGATCGGACTATGTTCGACAATGAACTTAAAGATATATTCGATACGATAGTTTATTCACATACCAAGTACAATCGTAGTTTATCTGTGTCTGAACTATCAACAATATTTAATGATCGTAATCCTGCCATGCCTGACTCTGCACGTAAGCGTGTACAAGAGATGGTTGAACAACTCGTTGCACCAAAAGAAAGTGATGAGTTACATACTGACATTGTAAACAATTTGTGGTTACGTGACAAAGCTAGACAGATAGGTGAGAAAGCCTTAGACATATTCACTGGTGACAGTGATGAGTTCGGTGAGTTAAAGAAGCTAATCGAAAGTGTAGATGACGGCAGGATAGGTGACAAGACAACTTACACTGTGGTTGACAAAGATCTGAATGAACTGCTGACAGAGGTAGCAGGTGACAATGATTTCCCATTCACGTTCAACTTAATAAATGAGAACATCAGGGGTTTAGATCGTGGCAACTTGGGTATCTTGTTTGCAAGACCTGAAGTAGGTAAGACTACGTTTTGTTGCTTTCTTGCATCGTCATACATAAGACAAGGGTTTCAGGTGGTTTATTGGGCGAACGAAGAACCTGCTGCACGAATAAAATTAAGAATAATACAGTCTTACTTTGGACTGACAAAAGAAGAAATGGTTGCACAGAGGTTTGAATTGCTTGAGGTATACAAGAAAGAGATAGAACCGTACCTGACTATCATGGATTCGGTGGGTACATCGATCGAAGAAGTAGATGACTACGCTAAGTTAAACAAACCTGATATAATGTTTTGTGATCAGCTAGACAAGTTCAGGATAAAAGGTGAGTACAATCGTGGTGATGAGCGTCTCAAGGAAACTTACGTGTGTGCAAGAGAAATAGCTAAACGTAATACGTGTCTTGTTTGGGCAGTTAGCCAAGCTAGTTATGATGCTCACGACAGACAGTTCATCGACTATGCCATGTTAGACAACTCAAAGACTGGCAAGGCAGGAGAAGCAGATATAATAATTGGCATAGGCAAGACTGGTTCAAGTGAGGTGGACAACATAGTCAGGCATATCTGTATTTCAAAAAATAAAATTAATGGGTGGCATGGTATGATCAATGCCCAAATAGACATAAGCAGGGGAGTGTATTATTAATGAATGTGTTAACTATTGATGTAGAAACTACACACAAAGATAAAGTTGGGGGTGGCACTACTGCGTTGCCCTACTTCAATAATCGTTTGGTATCAGTGGGTTGGAAGTGGTTATTAAACGATCACGTTAACTATGAGTTTTTCTATCACAAGGACAGTGAGTACAATTATGAGTCATCAATCGTGGATCGTATACAAAAAGATCTTTGGGAAGCTGATGTGCTTGTTGGACAAAATATTAAATTTGACATAACATGGTTGAGATCATGTGGTTTTGATTACAAGGGAGTTTTATATGATACGATGGTTGCAGAATATCTTCGGTCGAAAGGAAGGCGTTGGTCTTTGGCACTTGATGCTCTTGCAAAACGCTATAACGTTACCCAAAAAGAAACGGACTTGGTTACACCGTATCTTAAAGAGGGCAAAACGTTCTACGACATACCTGCAGAGATAGTAAAAGAATACGGCATTGCCGATGTAGTCGCAACAGAAGAGGTTGCATTAAAACAACTAGAAGCCTTTGGCTTAACATTTGAGGAACTCTATGAAGGAAACATTAAAGTTATCGTTTGAAATGACAAACGTACTATCTAGGATAGAACACAACGGATTGAAAGTTAATCTAGATACACTGGACAAGATAGAAAAAGAATACGAAGATGAGATGCACGAGCTAGAAACTCGGCTACACGAACTGGCAAAAGAAGCTATGGGTGACACTCCCATAAACTTAGCCAGTCCTGACGACAAAAGCATGTTGCTTTACTCACGTAAAGTAAAAGACAAAGCTTTGTGGTCAATGACATTTAATCTTGGACACGAGATGCGTGGCAACACAATCAAACCCAAGATGAAAACTCGTATGAAGAATACAGAGTTTGTCAGGTGTGTAAGACGCATGACTGATGTGGTATACAAGACTATAGGTCGCCAGTGTCAGACTTGTGGTGGTTCAGGCCGCACAACTCCACTAAAGAAAGATGGTAGTGTTGGCAAGGCAAAACGAGTGTGCAAAGTTTGTATAGGCAAGGGCGTTACCTACACATCTACTGGTGAGGTGGCAGGGTTCAAGCTCATACCACGTACAGTAAGAGACACTGCATCAGCAGGTTTCAAGACAGACAAGGTAACCCTAGAAGATAGGCTATCTGAACTAGACGGCAACGCTCGTGAGTTCTGTGAAGCTTATGTACGATACAATGCTTTGCGTACCTATCTGTCTACCTTTGTTGAGGGTATGAAAAACAATGTGGATGACGATAGCTTTATTCATCCTGAGTTCATGCAATGTGTAACTGCAACTGGTAGACTATCTAGTCGCAATCCTAACTTTCAAAACATGCCACGAGGTTCAACGTTTGCAATACGTAAGGTTGTTGAAAGTAGATTTGAAAACGGATTCATACTTGAGGGTGATTACTCACAGTTGGAGTTCAGGGTGGCAGGCTTTCTTGCAAAAGATAAACAAGTGTACAATGATGTAAAAAAAGGCACAGATGTTCATAGCTATACAGCATCCATCATTGGTTGTTCTCGACAAGAAGCAAAAGCACACACATTTAAACCTTTGTATGGTGGTGTGAGTGGCACACGCAGTCAGCAACAATACTATCAAAAGTTCAAAGAGAAGTACGAACAAGTGAGTGAGTGGCACAAACAACTAGAAAAAGAAGCCGTCACCACAAAACTCGTTAAATTACCATCAGGTAGAGAATACTCGTTTCCTGACGCTAGGTGGACAGAATGGGGTTCAGCTACCAATCGTACTGCTATCTGTAATTACCCTGTTCAGGGGTTCGCTACGGCTGATCTATTGCCCATTGCGTTGGTAAGGTTAGATACACAGATAAGAAACAACCGAATGAAGTCTGTTATATGCAACACAGTACACGATTCCATAGTTGTTGATGTTCATCCTGATGAAAAGATAGATATAATATTGATGTTAAAAGATGCCATGCTTTGTTTGCCAAGTGAGACAAAACGTAGGTACGGCATAGAGTATGACATGCCAGTCGGCATAGAATTAAAGATAGGAAAAAATTGGCTTGACTTATCTGAAGTAAGTCTGTAACCTCTGATTACGTTAACCTTAAACTAAATAGAAAAGGATAAATTTTATGGACACAAACGTACAAACTATGAATACTGAAATTGATAACATTGTTGGATCTTTCAGTAATGACGACATAGAATCTTTGATGAACTTGACTGGGCAAAGCACGGTCTCTAAATCTAATCAAGGATTATCAAGACTAAACATCAACTACGATGTAGAGACTGAAGATGGTCAGACACTTACTCGTGGTGACTGGAAGATGATGTTTGAAGGCGAAATGGTCTACGCCAAGACAGTTAATATTAGACCAATATTACGAACCTATGAGTGGAGCGTTTTTGATCAGGAGTTAGGAAACTTTTCCTGCAAGTCTGTTCAGAAGCCAACAATGTCAGGTGACTTTCCTGATACAGAGGGTGGCAACAAATGTGGTCGTCTATCTGCGTCAGAAGAAGAGAAACTAAGTGATGATGATCCAATCAAGTTACGATCACGTACTGCAGTTTGCAATCAGGTATTGTACTGTGTTATTAGTGGCGAGTTTACAAAAGCTAATAAAGAACCAGTCAAGATTAAAAGTCACCCAGTAGTCGCTTACTTCAAAAAGTCAGGGTTCGTACCAATGAAGAATTTTATTGAAAGCCTAACCAAACAAAAGAAGATCATGCAGAAATGTTGGATCAACATGGCAACGGCTAAACAGAAGAGAGGGTCGGTTACATACTGGACACCAGTGCCAACTCTGAAAAGCGAAACAGATATATCCGATGAAGATAAGGAGTTAATGAAAAAGTTTGCTGATACTGTTAAGGCAGCCAATCAATCTGTCTTAGAGCAAAGCAGAGATTCATCTAAGCTACAAATCGTAGAAGCAGATGATAACTTGGCAAACGATTTCAATGCTTCTCCAGTTTAAAATCCAAGACTATATGGAACGTGCTAGTAGGGGGGAAGTAACTCTTCCCCCTGAAGCCGTTTTAGACTTTGCAAATTCGTGCAAAGATGCTGTGTCTGTACAGCTAAACAAAGAGAAAAGTTATAAGATACGTATGTCAGGTTTGGGCAGACCAGTGTGTCAGCAACTACTTGAGAAACGTGGCATCCAACAAGAAACACCCTACAACCTTTTATTCAGATTTTTATTCGGAGATATAGTAGAGTCAATCGCTGTACTTGTGCTTGAACAAGCAGGCATTGATATTGTGGCTAAACAGAAAGCAGTCAAGCTTACGATAGACGGAACAGATGTAAGTGGCACGTTGGATTTGATTATACGTGATGAATTTGGACAAGAGAAAGTTTGGGATATAAAGTCTGCTAGTGAGTGGGCATACAAGTTTAAGTACACTGGTTACGGTGGGTATGAAAAGATTAAAGAAGATGATCCGTTTGGATACATCATGCAAGGTCATTTGTATGGTGAAGCAACTGGACTGCCGTTTGGTGGTTGGATAGTTATAAACAAATCAAGTGGAGAAGTTGCTGTTGTTGAAGCACCTGACTGGCAGGGCGATGATAGAAAAGAATACTTGGCTGATGCCAAGAAAAGAATTAAAGTGTTGACTGATGAGTCATTAGAGTTCAAAGTACCATTTAAAGATGTCTTTGAAACGTACAAGCAAGATGGACAAGAAGTAAGAACTGGAAATAAAGTACTACCCAAGCCTTGCAGTATGTGTAGTTTTAAGGCACATTGTTGGAAAGATGCAGTGTTACATGATAAGGTAACATCAAAGGCTAAGCAGCCACCACAAGTTTGGTACTCTAAATTAAAAAAGAAAGCATTGTGATGTCGATTATTTATGTTCGTGAATATCAAAAAGATCTTATGGATTTAAACGAGGACTTGTACCACGTTTATATAGACTCCCATGTGGAGACTGGGGGTGGGAGAGATATTGTTTTTTTACGTCAACATGAAAGAGGTATTCCCCTTACTCTTCGTGAAAACTTTTCAGACAATGGAACTCTCACCTCTCTCACTGAACAACGAGATATAATGAAAGTAGAAAATGAATTTCAAACAATACGATACGTTACTAGTCAGGGTAAAATAATATGCCTGCCGATATTCCAATTAACAAACGAACTTATTACAATAGAAAAACAATCCCCCAAACTGGCAGGGTACGTGAACAAACGGATACAGTCGTTAGGATTGAGGATGCCACTATGAAAAGACTACGATTTAGATCACGATTTGAGTTGCATCTCGCAAAAGGTTTGGCTGATAACAAAGTCAAGTTTGAATACGAGTCTAAGAAATTTTTGTATGTGCCGAAGCCAAGAACTTACACACCTGATTTCTATCTAGTCGAAAGTGATATCTATATAGAAGCAAAAGGTCATCTAGATAAAGCAGACAGAGTGAAGATGGCTTTGGTTAAGCAACAACACAAAGATCTTGACATACGATTTGTTTTTATGAACGCACGTAATAAGATATACAAAGGTAGTAAAACAACCTATGCTGACTGGTGTCTTAAGCATGACTTCAGGTGGGCAGAGAAGTCAATACCTGTGGAGTGGTTTAAAAATGGATGAAGATGAGATAATAAAATTTGTAAAGAAAATGGATTTAAAGAAAGGTCATTACTACATCATACTTACCGATGTTGGTGATGATAAATTTAAGATGCACGCATACGATACAACTGGTAACAAGTACGAAAATGAAATGGATCACAGCGTTGGATCAGTTATACATGAGGGTCTTGTTGGAATACTTACTGGTAAAAGTGAAGAGGTATTTAACTTTGGTATGTCAGAGCTTGCGTTCAACTATACAAGCAAAAGAATATTTGGTGAGATAGAAGATGAAAACGGTGAAAAAATAAAATATAAAGATAACGTAATTAAAGTTGATTTCGGTAATAAAAATTGATAGGGTACTACGATTATATGTTAAAAAGATTGAGAGAAGAAGATATGAATAATATGGTTGACCATCCACCACATTATAACGCAACCAATATAGAAACTATAGATATGATAGCTTCTGTAACTGGAGATGGATTTGAATTTTATTTACAAGGAAACATCATGAAGTATCTTTGTAGATACCCATACAAGAATGGCGTAGAAGATTTAGAAAAAGCACGATGGTATTTAAACAAACTAATAGAAATAAAAAAGGGGAAAAAAGATGTCGTCTAACATGTTACCAACATCCTACCAAGAGTTCATACACAAATCTAGATATGCTCGTTGGCTCGAAGAAGAGGGAAGAAGAGAGAACTGGGGTGAAACAGTTTCTAGATACGTAGACTTTATGGAAGAAGCTTTGTTAGAAAAGCACAACTACAAAATGAAAAAGGGCGATAAGCAAGCCATAGATGAATACATAACTAATCTAAGCGTCATGCCATCTATGAGAGCATTGATGACTGCAGGACCTGCATTAAAACGAGATAACGTCTGTGGTTACAACTGTAGTTATCTTCCAGTAGATAGTCCACGATCTTTCGATGAAGCCATGTACATTCTTATGTGTGGCACAGGTGTAGGGTTCTCTGTAGAAAGAGAAAACGTAGACAAGCTACCTATCATTAGCGAAAACATGCAAGAGTCTGATGTAGTGATTGTTGTGGATGATAGTAAAGCAGGGTGGGCAAAAGCATTTCGTGAGCTTGTGGCTTTACTCTATTCAGGAATGATACCGTCTTGGGATGTATCTAAGATACGCCCTGCAGGTGCAAAGCTGAAGATTATGGGTGGGAGAGCATCAGGACCTGATCCTCTTGTTAACTTATTTAAGTTCACTATTGATAAATTCAAGAGTGCAAAGGGAAGAAAGTTATTTCCAGTAGAATGTCACGATATTATGTGCAAAGTTGGAGAGGTTGTTGTAGTAGGTGGAGTACGTAGATCTGCACTGATCAGTCTATCTAACTTGAACGATGATCAAATGGCTCACGCAAAAGCAGGAGAGTGGTGGAACAACAACGGTCAAAGAGCGTTAGCAAACAACTCTGTGGCTTACAAAGGCAAGCCTGCTATGGAAACTTACATGAGAGAGTGGTTAGCTTTGTATGAGTCAAAGTCAGGTGAGCGTGGTATGTTTAATCGCAAAGCTGCAGACGATCAAGTCGCAAAGAATGGTAGACGACAGACTGGTCACATGTGGGGTACTAATCCATGTAGTGAGATTATCCTCAGACCTTATCAGTTCTGTAATCTATCAGAGGTTGTAGTTCGTGAGGGCGATGACCTGTTGAGTTTACGATCTAAGGTAAGAGTTGCAACGATCTTGGGTACGTTTCAATCTACTCTTACAGATTTAAAATATTTACGTAGAGTTTGGAAAACAAACACAGAAGAAGAAAGGTTGCTTGGTGTATCATTAACTGGTATCATGGATCACAATGTCTTGTCAGGAATGACGGACTCAAAAGTTTGGTTACAAGAAATGAAACAAGTTGCAGTCGATACAAACAGAGAGTATGCAGATGCTATTGGCATACCAAGAAGCACGGCTATCACATGTGTAAAGCCAAGTGGTACAGTATCACAGCTTACTGATTCAGCGTCAGGTATACACGCTAGACACAATCCTTTTTATATAAGAACTGTACGTGGAGATAACAAAGATCCACTCACACAATTTATGAAAGAGGAGGGTATACCTAACGAAGCTGATATCACAAAACCTGATAGTGTTACTGTGTTTTCGTTTCCTATGAAATCTCCTAGTGGTGCAGTCACTAGAACAGAGATGAGTGCAATAGAGCAACTAGAGTTATGGAAACTTTATGCACTTAACTGGTGTGAACACAAACCATCCGTTACTATTTCTGTAAAGGAAGAAGAGTGGATGGAAGTGGGTGCATGGTTGTATGATAACTTTGATATTGCATCAGGGGTATCTTTTCTACCGTTCTCCGATCACACCTATCAACAAGCTCCTTATCAGGACATAGATGCAGATGAATATCTCGAATGGAATGGGCGTGTGCCGACATCACTCGACTGGACTAAGTTCTCTATGTATGAAAAGGAAGATAATACAAGTGGATCTCGTGAGTTAGCATGCACTGCAGATGCCTGTGAAGTCGTGGACTTGAGTGCAAGCTAATGATAGAGATATCGATCAATGACGACTATATGAACCGTGCGAGGGAAAAAGCTTCTACTGTGGGCATATTGCAGGGAAGTATTACAGGTGGCACTAGCAACGTTGTAGGTGCGATAGGTGAGTTAGTCGTTGCTGATAGTATTAATGCAAAGCAAATAAATACATACGATTATGATCTAGTTAAGGATGGGATGCGTATTGATGTTAAGACCAAGCGTTGCAACACCAAACCGTTACCTAACTATGATTGTTCTGTAGCGTTGCATGGAACTAAACAAGATTGTGATGCGTATGTGTTTGTTCGCATACTCACAGATATGAGTAAAGCTTGGATTCTTGGTGGCATCTCCAAGCAAAACTTTTACAAAGAAGCCACTCTGTACAGAAAAGGGGATATCGATTTAGACAACGGCTATACATTCAAAGCCGATTGCTACAATCTACGAATAGATAAGTTGAGTCCTTGCCATGAAATCAAAAACTAGAGCAAAGTTATTTGTGTTAGAAGCATATTTAAATAAAGAGGGGAATGTGGAGATGAACTACGAAGCAGTCAAACCTGAAGATCTCGAACGAGAGTTGAATACTGGTTTGCCTATGTACAGTGGCACAAGTCAGGTTGCATCACTGCTCCGTTATCTTAGGAAATGTGCAGATGATATAATGAGTGGATCACGAAACTATATTTAAGTTGTCGCACCCTTTATTCTATCTGCTAAAGTTATTCTGTCTTTTGGTTCTGCTAGGGCCGCAAACTTTTTTTGTTTTGGTGTCTTAGGTATGCCACCTGCTTTACCACCATTGCTTTTCTTTTCAAACTTCTTAATTGCTCCACCGAGATTGTAACCCATGCCAAACTTCTTTTGTTGAGTCATCATACCCATAGCATCTTGTGTCTTAGCTGACATAGTGCCTTGAGATTTATTTTGATCAGCAAGTCCACCTAACATCATTGGTTTACGTGGCATAGCCATACCACCACCATACATCTTTTGTGGGCGTTGTCCGTTATTGTACATTTTCATTTAACTTTCCTCTTCTTCTTTTTCTTTTTTATATTGCTCAATTAATTTCTCTTCTGCTTCAGCTAACTCTGCTTCAGTCGTTGGAACATATTTAGGTGGTTCTAATCCTGCTCTAGCTAAGTCTTTAAAAACAAAATTAACAATTAACTCTGATAACTTTCCAACATCTCTTTCAGAAGGTTTAACACCTATCGTAAACATGTCTTTCATAATTCTAGCAGCTTCTTTGTCTTGGGCAACAAGTCCAAGTAATTGTATTCCCCTCATTTCTGCTATGCGAACTGCAAACTCTGCGGCCACGTATGTTGGACTAACCATACCTCTAGCTAAGTTAAACGCTCTACTGATAGCTTCGTTTGTGGATATACCTCTAGTTAATCCTTCAAGCTTGACTCTGCTAAAATCTCCTTTTTCTACAAGAGCCATATATCCTACCATATTTTCAAAATATGAAAAATGTTCTTGATCCATTACTTCTTGAAATACGGCTCTTTTGTTTGCATCTTGTAAATCTAAAACTAAATCTTGAGGAGTTTGTAAAACTTGTATAGGATGTTTTTGACCATCAATCCCTATCTTAGTTCTAGAAGATAAATTAAAAGGTAAAGTATCTTTACCTTCAATCTTAGGATCAAAGAATACGTCAGGCACGTCTTCATCTCTTACCATACCCTTACCAGTTCTTAAACCTGCTCGTGCTAATCCTCCCTTTGCTATAAGAGAAGCTATGCCATCGTTTATTTTTTTACGAGTAACCTCTAAATCAGCTTCTGTCATGTTAGGATCTGAAGTTAATTCTTTTAATATTTTATCTTTTAATTTTCTTAGCTTTTCAGGTCTACCTCTTGTTACATATTCATCATAAAACTTTTCAGGATCACCTCCTATATTCCCAAGTTTTTCAACTTCTTGAAATATAAATTGTTCTATCTTACTGTCAGTTTTTGTTGTGGCTATTAACTCGTCTTTTTGATCCTCAAACCTATTTACTAATTTTCCGTACTCATCACGTAGTTCCTCATGTTTACCCATCTGAGCAACGATATCCTTTTGTTGAGATAGAATACTGGTAAGATCTATTGCTTGTTTTTTTCGTATAACAGTATTTCCGTTTTCATCAATCTCACGAACTTTAAATGTTAAACTACTCGATATAGAATCTAAGTTTTCATAAGTTGTAAAATCGTAACCTTCTTGTTTTCTTAAAGCTATTCTTGCTCTAGGACTTGTCGCTTTTTTTAATTCGCTTGTTGCTTTAGTTGCCCAGTTTGCTCTCACCATTGTGCTTACAAGACCAGTGATCATATTAAAGTCTTGTCTACCTTTAGGAGTTGTTAAATCAAACACAGGCTTACCACCAACTCTTCCACCAAAATTAAATTGTAAGTTACTAAATGCTTCTTTTAATTCAGAACTTGCTACAGCGTTCTTTTCTTTGGATAATTTTACTATTTGATCAACCATTGGTTTAAAAGCAGTCAGAGGATTCATGTTGTTCTTATAGGCAAACTTAAATGCAACATCTCCTTTAAGTATTTTTAGTGAATCTTTGTCTAAGTCAATGCCTTCTTCTCTAGCCATTTTAGCTATATCTTCACCTTTTAATTTACCTGCAACTGTTCTAGGCCCATCTCTTGCTGTTATTAATTTGCCCATAAATCCTTTTCTTATTCTATCAAAGTATTCGTTTTGATATAATTCTGCAGCTTTTTTATAAGACGCACCTAGCTCTGCAGACTGTGCTGTTACTAAATCACCTAAAGATTCTCCGTAATCAATATATTGTTTTGCTAAAGATTCATCACCAATCTTATAACCAAATTCAACAAATGCAGTTTGCATTGTGTTTATATCTTTCGGTGTTGCAAGAAAAGGTTGAAATTTAACAGGTGCATCGGCTGTGCCATTTTTCTTAAACCAATCAGACCAATATAATGCTATGTCAAGTTCAGTGGCTTCTTGACTTATGAAATGTTCACTCTTAGGATTTGTAGCCATCTGTTCCAAATCAACTCTGACTGTTGGGTCTAAATCATTAAGTCCGTTTCTAGCCATCCTTTGAAACGAAACGTAAGCTTTTCTACCCATGACACTGTTAAAAAATGCACCTTCTTTTGAAAACAACATTTTTAAAGGGATGGCTGCGAGTTCCTGTTTCATATTTTTCATAGCAAATATGGAGTCAGTTAAATCTATCTTTACATTTAATTTTTCAGCTAACTGTTCTGTTTCTCTGTAACCACGTGCTGCATATCTTCTGCCTGCTCCCATAGTATGAGATATAAATTCTTCTACAAGTAATCTTGTTCCGTTTATGTAAGCTTCATCTTTATCTGCCATAGTGTTTAATTTATTTATTCTATCTAAGAAAAATTTGTTGACATCTGTTGCTTGATTTTCAATATCGGCAAAGTCTGCTTCCATGCCTTTTATCTTTGTTATCCTATCCCCTATTCTTTCTTCTAATAACGAAACATTTTCGTGAAATGATTCAGGTATGTCTTTTGTTGGATCTGAAAAATAAACTCTTTTCATTTGTTTTAGAGTTTTATCTAGAGTGATCATTTGATCATCTAATCTTTTTATAAAATTTATGTTTGCTTGTTCTAGAACATCAAGCATTTGTAATCCTGCTTGATTAGTTGTGATGTCTATACCTTTATCTTTTAACATGTCTCTAAATGTTTTTATCGCAAAATTATTTTTACGAACTTGCTCTGTATTTAAATTATCTAAATCAATCATTTCGTCTACATGTTTTAAAGATTTAACATCTCTAAAATTCATTTTGTTATTTACTAAAGCACTTGCTGCTTCTAATGCACCTATACCTGATGCTTGTGCAAAGTTAGATCTGTATAAATCTGCAGCGGTATCTCTGACTTCTTCTGGGAATGAATTTATAAATTTAGTTTCCATAGTAGTGTATTGTGTTATAGTATCAAGAGTTCTGTCTAAATTCTTTTCATCCATAACACTTGCTAATTCAAGAACATATCTTGAAGATTTAAACTCATCTTTACTTAAACCAAAACCTCTATCATCAATCAGCTTTTGATTGTATCTTTTAAGTAAATCTGCGTTAGGAAATATCAGTCCTTTTCCTACTTGAATAAATTGATTAGTTCTTATAAAATCAACAAGACCTGATGTAACTTTATTATTAGCTAAAAAGTCTCCTAAATTTTTAACTATTCTACTTCGTGTTGCAGTAGGATTATAAAATACATTTCCTAAACCTCTACCTACTTTACCTGCTACAGCCTTCATAGTAAAGCCACCACCTGCTATGTAAGTCAATGCACCCCACATCTCTCCTTCAAATTGACTCATCTCAGGATTAAAAAATTGATAAGCTTCTCCAAAGTAGTATTGCCCTAGACTCAGTGGAAAAGCTTCTTTAACTGTAGATCTGACTATAGGCAACGTGCTTAACTTAATTTTATCTACATATCTTTTTGTAACTAATTCATCTATTTCATTTTTAAGTATTTTGAAATCTGCACTGTCTGCTTTTCCTGATAATAACATTACGTCTAGCTCACCTCTTTTTTCTTCTATGGTGTTAGACAGACGTATTTGATAGGCTTCTTGTTTTTGAGTTTCTAATCCTCTTTTTATCGCAACTAAATTTAATTTACCTGCTGCTGAACCTGATTTTAATCTGAAGGCAGCTCCTGCAACTCCTAATTTAGCAAGCTCTGGATTTTTTTTCATTGCTTGCTTTACTATCTCTATTTGATCAAATCCAAACTTTTTAACAAGAGCTTGACTTGCACCACCTATAGATATCATAGACATTATATTTTCGCCTAAAATAGTTGCGAATTGCTCTGGTGAATTAAGTGATTCAAAAGATAGTTCTAATATGCCTTGTGCGTCTGACTCTGATACAAATTGAGTAGGTAACACTGTGCCATCAGATAATTTTGTTTGAGTGAGTTGTTCAAATCTTTGTGGAGTTATAATTCCATCGTTTTTTTGTTGCTCTAAATCTTCTATAATAGTTTTATTTATAACATCTGATAACTGAGTTACACCTATATCAGCAAAACTTTTTCGGAATTCAGCAGTCTTTTTATTTCTGAACGGTTCAGTCATTGACCATGCTTCAAGAAAAGAAGCACCTGTTGCAGATCTTAATTCTGTTATTCTTTCAGCTAACTCATCTACATAACCTACACCAAAATCTTTTGCGAGTGCAGGTAATTCTAAAAAAGTACCTCTACTTATTTCTTTTAGTCTTTCTTGAAGAACAGGTATAAACTCTGTGTTAGATATGTTGTTAACAAGTATTTGTTGAACTCTGTTTTGACCAACTGAATCAATATTTGTGTTTCCACCTATCTTATCTTTGACAAGACTTAATACTTTAGTTTGAAAAGTAAGTTGTCTTTCCTTAGAGTTGTTAAATATTTTGAATAAGTATGGATCGTGTGTTTCTAAAAAATTTTTTCTAGGAACATATTTACCTTCAGGTGTAACGTCTGCACCTTCTAAATATGTTTTAGCTATAGATATTTTTCCGTCATCACTAACAGTTTGTTTTTTACCTATATTTTGACTCCACCACTTCAGTAGAGCATCATCTTTTTCTGCCATTGAAGGTAAAAAGTTTTTACCCTGATATTCCTGTATAGAGTTGTTTCTTATCCCTTCTTTAAAATCATTGTAACTAAGAGTTCCTATGTCTCTTTGTTGCGTTATTCTTTGTTTACCCTTCGCATCAAGATCACCTCCAACAATTCCTTCCGTAGCTTGAGCAAGAATATCAGCACCAACTAAAGGTGCAGCAACAGGGCCGTAAGTTTGTACATCCTCTGCAAGTTTAGCTCTTTTGCCTATCTTTTGTATTAAAGAATCTTCTTTTCTATCTTGTTCAGGATTTAACTTAACTCTTGTTTCATCTGCTCTTTTTAAAGCTTCTTTTTGATCTTTTTCAAATTGATTTATAGGTTCTGCTTTAATAGCATCAGGAGTTGTTTGTTCAGGATTTTGTTGTATTTCTAACTCTGACATTTAAGATGTACCTTCAGCTTTAATTCTAAATTTGGATAGCATTTCGTTTTCTTTAGTTTTTGGTATTATCACACCTAAAATTTTACCATCCTCTGTTTCTCCTGTTTTTCTATAAAAATTTAAGTCATCGTCTTTTGTAAAAATATTAACATAACCTTGTGCAGGTTTATATGTATTATCAAAAGTAATTACTCCAACACTAGGAGCATCACTTCCTACTCCTGTGCTTGGATTATTGTACTCTTGCATTTTTTTATTAATATAGTTTGCAGCAATAACTCCGTCTATAAATCGTGCTTCATTTTTTGTTAATCTACTTAGTTTTTGACCATACTTGTAAAATACTTCAACGGAGTCTCTTTCTCTTCTAAAATCTTTTAAAACCATATCTATTTGTGCAACAGCAAATTCAGGAGTGGCAAAAGCTGCACCACCTAATCTTCGTAGCTGTAAATCAATATCTTGGTTAGATAAACGACCTGATGGATCTGCGGCTCTTGCCATTTTAAAAGCCAGTGAAATACGAAGTGCTTCTATTTCTGCAGCTAATCCTGTTTTTTTATCAACTCCGTCTTGTAAATTTTTAAGATAATCTTGAGTTATTGCGTCTTTTCCATCATCATACTTTCCACCTACTTTTAACTCACTATCATTTTGAAATTCTTTAATTATATCACCCACAAAACCTTTACTAGGACTAAATACACCTATGATAGTTTCTCTAAATTGACTATAAGCTGCAGTGGTATCTAGTCCTGCAACTTTTAATTGTAAACTCTCTAAGTCAGCAACAGAATCTTTAAGAGCATTAAATCTTGTAGCTAAATCTCCTTTAGCTTTATCACCTTTAGGCACAGATCCAAATCTTTGTAAAGACATGTAGTCTGCACCACTATAGTTAATAAACCTGCTATTATATGAGGATGTCTTATCTTCATCAGGAATTTCCATTATGGGCATCAAAACTGCTGCAGCTAATTTTATGTTCCCTTGTTTTACAATTTTACCATCATATATTTCGTTATTAAATTTTGTTATTTCTTCTTGGTTATATGTTAGTAAAGCTCTGTTTGGGTCTAAACCTCTAGCACCCGGTAAACTTGCTACAGCCACTCCACGATTAAAAAGTTTTATTTTTTCTTCATCGTTTATTGTTAAATCTTGTATACTTGATTCTGCTAAAAACGCTGCTCCTGCATATTTAAAATTATTAGCAGGTGCTATTTTTGATACTATCTCCATGCCTACCTTTTGTTCTTGAGGATAATTGTAACCACCGTAAGATTTATTGTTTGCGATAAAATATGTTTGATATTTTTGTTGAACTCCCCCACTTTCTGATGATTCAACTTTTTTATTTGCAACACCATCTACAGCTTCTATGATATCACTTTCAATTCCTGTAGACATACCTAAAGCTTGTTTTATTTTGTTAATTCCTGAGAAAACGTTTCCTTCTTGATACATAGATTCAGATGGATATATCTGTAGTGTATCTTTGGGATTAAAATCACCTATAGTATTTTTATGAAAACCATCTTTATAAGTTTGAGTTGCACCTTGTAATACACCTTTTATCATTGCTTTAACTTCTGGAGGTGAATTTTTTAATCTAGCAAGTTCTCCTTCATTGTTACCAAGATCACTACTCATTTGTTGTAAAAGACTAGATGAGTTTATCCAAGTTGGTTTAGTTTGAAACTCACTACGAAAGTTAAATGAGTTTACACCCTTACCTACCATAGTTCCAAAGTTCTCAACCTTTTCTATTCTTTCATACAAAGACGGAACATTATATATTGGAGCTTTACCTTGAGATATGTATGATTGATTTATTCCAAACATATCCATAGCAGTTAACATGCTGCCTGATTTGGTTTTTAAACTCACAGGTTTTATATTCCCTGCTGCAATGTCTTTTAAATATTGCTGTTGAGTTTTAAAACTAGCATCTAAATTCTTTTTTATAAGCTCTCTGCCAAAAGCTCTGTTCTCTTTTGCTAACTCTTGTTTTTTAAGAGTAGTTTTTTCAGCTTGCTCTCTATCAAACTCAGCCTGATTTCTCATTATCTCGGTGCTTTCATTGAGGAAGCCAGTCGCTAATGATACTAAAAAACTCATTTCTTACCTCCCTGCATACCTAAGAATCCTTCTGCACCTTTTGGTGGTTTACCACCCATGCGTATATCTTTATTTATTTTTTCACGTATAAAGTTAAACATACTTGGATTGTTCTCTTGCATCATCTCAAGTAATGTATCGTCATCCATAGTGCCTTCATCGAGTGCATCTTTGTTTTCAAAAAATCTATACGGAATGTTAGCTTCTTCAGCTATGCTTGCAATGTAAAATGCTAAAGGTGCTTTGATAAGCACTGCAACGTCAGGAGAAAATCTACCCTCTTGAAAGCCTTGAAACAAGTACCCTTCAACGATCATTTCAATAGAAGCACCACCCAACAGAAGTTTAACCAACTCAAGCTGTATTCGATCTTCTTTCAACGAGTTTATTGCTTGTTCAAGAGCTTGTTCAGGATCTGCAACTTTGGGGGGTTTACCCCACGCCCATTTAGTATTATCTTCTGTTAATGAATGTCCGGGTGGTGCAGGAGCAAAATTATCTTTTGCTTCTATCGTACCCTGTGGTGGCATAATCTCTTCCATTATTGTATCTTTCCTAAAGTGCTAGGTCCTAATGCTATATTTCTATTTTGTTTTCTTATAGGGGAAACAACGTCTACAGGCATTAGTCTTATTATATCTCTGTTAGATGAGTTAGATAACATTCTCATAGCATTTTGTACGTCAGGATTTGCGTAACCTACTCTTTGATTGGTAGGAGTCGGTGTCAATCTACGTGGACTTGTTAATTGACTTACTGATCTTGTCTTTGGAAATTCTGCAGTTTTAAAAGGTTTATCTTCTTTGTCTCTAGATGCTACGTATGCTTTTGCACCACTTTTAAGAAAATTAAAATCTAAAAATGATGAACCTTTTGTATCTTTTGATGCAATGTCCATTCCACCACTTCCTCCTTTTGGATCACCCTGATCTCCAAAACCCCCTGCAAATGTTAAAGCGACTGTTGCTAAACTAAATAAATCCATACTCTACCCTTTAATCTGATTTACTGCCTGCCATCCATTGTGCAATCCAATTACCTACACCTGTGGCTAAATTGTCTTTTTGTTTTTGACTATATATCTGTTGAGAGTTAGCAAATTCCATTCCCATTATACCAACCTCGTGCTGTCTTTGCAAGAATGATTCAGACTTTTGAAAGTTCCAAGATGCGTTATCTCTGTATTTTTGCCACAGATTGTTAAGAGCATTTTGACTTGCATTATATAGATTTTGTGCGTTAATTCTATTTGTTTCATTTTGCACGGCTGTGTTTGCTGTATTTACTTGTCGTCTCCAATTTACATTAGATTGATCTACGGCAAATTGCATATTAGAGTCAAATTTATCTCGTGCGTCTCGGAGTGATGAATTAAATTGTGCAACGGAATTGGCTTCACCTGCATTGTATTGTGCCATAGCTGATACACGATTCTTATTTGCAGTCTCTACCTGTGCTTCTAACTCTGCAAAAAAGTTGTCCACTTGCATTTGATTCTTTGCATTAAATTGCTGTCTTGCGTTTTCTTCTGCAGCGTCTTTAAACAAACCCTGTGTCAAAGCGTTGAAGTTTATTGTGTTTGTTTTTTGTGCAGCATCTAAGTTTTTAACATCAACTGTAAGTAAAGCTTGTGCGTTTGTAATTGAACCTTGTAGTCTTGCAGATAGATTAGCTCTGTCTATTCCTGCAACAGTCAGTGCATTTTGTAACGCTGTTTTTTGTTTGTTGTTCAAGTTTTGCAACTGAATTGTTGCGTATTTGTTTGCGTCTTGTACAGCTATATTTATACCTGATTCCATCACAGCTTGAGTCATCGCTGCTGCGGCCATACTAGATGCACCCATACCCCTTGCTTGCATAACTGCAGATACTTTACGTACGGCAGGAGATGCCCAAGCAGGTAATGGTTTACCTTCTTCTATACTAGACATCAACTCACCAAGCTGATACTGAACTGTTGCTTTTGGATCGAGAGTTTCTGTTTGAGCAACAGCCATAGCTTCAGGACTAACTGTTCCCTCAACTCCTGTCATATCAACATAGCTATCTCTAGAAGCTATTTGTGCATTTTGTGCTTGAGTTACGTTAGGTGTTATTCTTTCAATAGCACTTACTTGTCCTGCATCAGGTGTTGTTTGAGTAGGAGCAGTAACCTGTAATTGACTTGTATCAGCCAATGCTGTTGGTGCAAGTGGGTCAGTGTCAAGTAATGTACCTTGAGTAGGTTGTATTGTTCCTGTAGTTTCAGTTTGTGTGACGGCTTCAACTTTAGGAACATTGCCCTGACCTACTGCTTGTTTACCTATCTCTGTGGTAAGTTGATCATCTGATGTTATTGTTGCCATTATCTATTTCCTATTAATACCTTATCCAACTTATCTTCTAATCTTCTTAGTGCATCCATCAACTCGTGCATATCATCCTTAACGTCATCCTTACGTGCATATTCTTCTCGTGTCTTGTTAAGGAGTATCTGTATTCGTTTTACCTCTTGGAACATCTTGTTA